TTCCAAGTTTCACCAACCTCCACAAAGGATTGCCCGTCGGAACGGGTGATAGATACCTGTTGGTTTTTTGGCTGCACGACCATCAAAGACTGGTCAATTTGTACGAAAATCTGTCCTAAAAAAAGTTGTTATTATTGTAAGTAAATAGTTGCAATCATTTGCAACTTACGATACATTAGTTATGTGAGACATATTAATAACAACAAAACGGGAGAACGAAATGCAACTTACTGTAAAAGAATACGATCCAATCGAAGCTAAAAAAGAAAGAGAGTTAGAAATCAAAAAAAGGCGAAAACAATACAAACTGCCACTCTCTTATGAAATCAGAGAGGAAATACTTAGGCGATGCAAGATACTTCGATATGAGGGTGATGCCTCAATTATGAGCAATTATTATGAGTCAACCGATCAAGAGTTGGTTGATGATTATAGTTGGGTTCTTGACTCAGAGCATGATGACCATCTTGGCAAACCATACACAATTACAATTTAATTTCACATACATAGGAGAACGAAATGAAAGCACAAGAACTATTTGAGAAAGCAAAAAAGATTGCATACGAGAAACAAGTGCCAACAGACGACATATTGAACCCAATGTTGATCGAGCATGGCTTCAAAGACGTAAATGGAATCGCTTTGAAAAGTATTATTTTGACACTTGTATTCGATGAAACCACGGATCAAATACCAAAAAAAGAATGGTTAAAATAATTTTATTTATATAGGAGAAGGTGGCATTAGCCACCTTTTTTTTAGTATAGATCTCCAAGTTCTACTGTTTGGACTCCTTCGATGTTGTATGGTTTAAAATCTTCACCCTCTTTGCATCTCAGCAATAAACTCAAGGCTTGTTCATTTCTTTTTTGGGCATAGACCAAGGCTTCATCGGATAAGGTGTAAACCACATAAGGATATGGGTGTTGTTTTTCTTGAGCCAAGAAGTTGAATCCTTTTGCAGTCAACCCTAGCGCCCTACAAGCATCGACATATATTGCTGCTTGCATGTGATAGTTGAACATATTAATCGCTCTTTTAAAGCCACGAGGCGAAGCGTCGCGGCAAGTTTTAAGGTCCCATACATACTCGTTGTCATACCAGTCCATACGACATTTGAAAGGGTGGCCGTGCCACTCAAAGACTAGGGTGTGTTCTACTTTGTCAGTGTCTTTGGGTATGTAGTGTTTCACTACTTCACGACGTTCCATACAGGTGTCATATAGATCCTGGGTGATTGGAGTGCGGTTGCCCACACTTGCCATGAAGTCTTCATATTCTTCTTTGCCCGCTTTGGTTCGTCGATTAATTTTAGGTTGAATGACAAACTCTTCGTCGAATTTGTGATGCTCCAGGAAAACTGTGTGCTGCACTCGGCCCTCCAAGAGAGCTGGTGTTTGCACCATGTCTTTTTTATTCTTCCAGCTGTACGGGCATTTAATGACCGAGGTTAGATCGTGAGATCTAAAGGCTGGGATCTCTGCATACTGTTCGTATGGGATATCGTCATACATTCCTATTTTAAACTTCATTTTCTTTCAGCTCCTCCAATTCTTCCCTGGTTAAATCAAAACAATTCAAATTCCCGGCCACAGTTCTGCGCTCGCCTTCACCAAAGAAAGGATAAACACAATGCTGCATCCAGGACGGAAACATCAATAGTTTGCCCGGTTCTGGTTTTACATAGCGCGATTGAGAAGGCCTTAGTTTCTCTGGATCCCCGGTTTGATTCAAACCATAGGTAAAATTTATAAAGCCGTCTATGGCGCCAGAATTTTCGTACAGCTCATATCTCGTTCTGTCTTCTTCGTTTGGTTTGACTATTTGATCCGGCACTTTGGTCCAAGTGGTAAACGAGATGCCCATATTCGACGCTGTTAAATGATCGTGTATAGGGTTGTAATCACCCTCATAACTGTGGACTGACCACAGCTTATCTATACTTATTTTCTTCGGTTTCAAGGGAGATTTTGTGTACTCGACGAAATGTTTTAGATAAGCCATGCCCAGACTCTCAACAATGCTAACGAAAGGTGTCAGTAGATTATCCATGTAATCCATACTGAGCTGTTCGCCCTGGCGAATTTGGCCCACCAAAAATTTGGAGGCTGATTCTTTATGTTTGTCGGATCTTAAAACGTCCAGGTAATTATTGAGATTTGCCACTACCTCTTGTGACATATTGTGTTGCATCATAAGAGCTGCGGGTAAAGAGTAAACCTCATATTCTATTTCTTTGCTCACAATGGTTCCTCCCTCCATGGTTCTTGTTCTTCTATTTGTTGTATCAATTTATCTAGGTACCAACGTGCTTTCTTGAGGTCCGTTAATGGTTCGTCTTTATACTCCCAGCGATGAAGGTACTTGTAGATCGTTCCGACTAGGTAATATTTAAAATTTGGGCCTAGCTGGTGCTCAATGTATTCGATGCTTTCAAGCGGTGCTTTTTTGTAATGATCTGGATTGATTTTATCTATCATTTTTATTTCCTTGGTCATTGGGTGAGCTGATACAAACATGAATGAAGTTTACCATTTAGGGTGCCCACCCAATGCCATTTGGGTGGTGGGTGGAATTTTCAAGTGCTGTGAGACATCTAGGAGAAAACCACCCACCGGGATCAATTAAAAAGGAATGTTATCGTCTTTGAAGTCGTCTTTGTTATTCGTTTCTTCTGGCGGCATTTCTTCCATGAGTTTTTCAACGGGTGTGTCTTCAAACTCTTGTTTGGCAGCAATCAGTTCATAACTGGCATCAATATCACGTTGATGCCACTCTGGTAATGACTCAAAAATGTCGCACATAACTTTGCTTTCATCACTGGATTTGCCGCGAAACTCATCGCAGTAAACATCCAAATCAAAAATCATTTTGTCGTTGTGTGTTTCAACTTTTTGCACACCTTCTTTTGGTTCTCTGAGTGCCAAAATCTTTGGGTTGCCACCATCGCCGTAATCACTTTTCTTGGTAAGTCCGACTTCAATCTTGGCTGTGCATCCAATTAAATTTGATATGTCAAAACCAGATAATTCTTCTTCGGTAAAACTTTTACCGCGCCAGCTCTCAAGATCTTTCCTCAAGGTTGCGGCCTCAAACAAAGATGCAGTGTAAGTTTTAAATACACCAAAAGGTCTGCCGTCTTCCATCATTACTGTATTGGTTGTTGGATCAACCGATTCGGTTACTTCAAAAGCCAAATGGACTCTTGTTTTCTTGCTGACCACGCCTTTGTATTCTTGGTCTGTTGTCCCTAGATCCACGATGCTGTAGCATGTTCCGTTATAGATTCCGGGTTCTAATTTTGGTAGATCTTGGCCTCCACCTTCGCCACTAATTGTTAAACTCATAATAAATCTCCTACCTTATGTATTTGCAAAATTTAGTAAACTTGGATATTATCCTATAACCCTTTGCAAGTCAAAGCAATAGTAAAAGAAAATAAGGATGATTGATGTCATTAAAGATAAAAGGACCTAAACCGAAAGATTTTAACACCCCGTTTACCAGCGATTACATAACACAATTCAGCGATTTCTTAGCCAGCAATGGCTATGAACCCGACCCTAAGAAGGGACTGGTTACCGATGGCTCAGTGGGTAGAGCGTACATCAACATTGGTAACCAGAGGAAGCTCGTGGGTTGGTATCAAGCATGGCTCGATCAGTCCTCTCCATTTGGACGTTTAGGCGATTACAGAGTCAGTGCCGACCAACCCACAGCGACTTGGAAACCAGAGAACAGTGAGCGCTATCGTATGACGCCAGCTCAGAAAGCCGAGATCGCAGCTCTACAAAAACAAGCCGAGGTCAAATCCGCTGAGAAATATTCACAGGCCGCGAAGCGATCGCAGTCGATTTGGGACCAATGCGAGGACGTGATTAAACATCCGTACTTGGAGAAGAAGCAAGTCTTGTCCTATGGTTTAAAGAAAGACAAACACGATAACCTGGTGATCCCACTGAAAGACAATCAAGGCTCTATCGTTGGTCTACAGTTTATCGCAGCCGATGGCTCAAAGCGTTTCCTTACTGGTTCCAAAAAAAGCGGTAGCTTTTTTCTTTTAGGAAGAGAGATCTTTAAAACAAGCGACAGCTTGAATTATGCCGAAGGCTATGCCACGGCCGCATCTATATATGCTGACCGCTCACAGCCTGTCGTCGTCGCATTTGACGCTTACAACTTAATCAAGGTCGCAGAGGTCATGTATCAGTATTTTCCGAAGCACAAACACATATTCGTGGCCGATAACGATGATAGTAAAACAGGCGAGAAGGAAGCGAAGAAGGCGGCAGCCTTTATCCAGAAGAGTGGCGGTTACGCCGAGATCCAGATGCCGGAAAGCCAAGGCGATTACAACGACCATAAGAACGAAGTTGAAGTCGTCGAAGGCGAGGTGGTCTTGCAGAAGATCGACGTGCCTGTTGAATACGATTTCAACCGCAATGCAAACGGC